GAATAAGCAAGGAAGCGAAGCAGAAACTAGAACAGTTCACTGCGGAGTTTAAAAATTACAAGCAAGATGTAGCGAGCAGTGCCTCCGTAGAAATTAAAGCGGCCCGTGACCGGCTCCAGCGAGACCGGACCACCGCGAAAAACTTAGGTCTTGATGTTGACAATGATCTCGGTAACTACGAAAGAGTCGCGCAGTTGGTTTACGAAAATGTGGCAACAGGTGGTGTAGGTGGACTACCCGGTTTAACTGACACTGGCCTCCCCCGTTTGAAAGAGAGAATCAAGGCGGCAATCTCGAAAAGTAATAGCGGAATGCTCGAGAAAGAAGTGATTGAATTAACGGATGACTTTGTCGCTCGTTACACTCTTGAGCACATCGTGAAGCAGAGCTCTGAAGCAACAGGGGCAACCCTCACTGTGTATTCAGAGAAGTTTGGTCAAAACTTTCTTGCACCAGAGATCGGTATTAACCACGTTAAGATGGCAGAGCTCCTCGGATTCGGCGATCCTGATAAAGCATCTCAGATTAAAGCCATCATCAACTTCGACGGCGTAGACCGGTACGGAGTTCTCGAGGCAGTAACCAAGGTCGGTGCTCGTATCGCGACACAAAATGTGCCGGGAATCACAGGACGTATCCCTACACTTTCTATGGACAGCTTACTCTCACGTGGCTACAACATCAACCGTAACGTCGTCAGCCCGCAGTACACCGCCCTAGAATTGATCCTCCGTCAGAGCAGGGAGTCAGGTGCACGTGCTCTACAGGCGATGCTCAACAACCCCGCCCTTGCGCGTCGTATTCTCGACAAGCTCGAGACGGGTGCATTTGAGATACCAGAGCAAACAACGCCCGACTTCATCCGGATGATGACTGTAGAAATCCTCAGACAGGAAGCAGAGAACGAGTATCGTCGTAGCCTCTACGGTGACACGATACTCCGAGGAGCACCGGGCCCTGCGGAGCCAGTCGATGAGTTTACTTCAGTCGTGGGAAGGGATGTCTCGGAGGCACCTCCGCAACCACCTACTCCCATCGATGACGATGATAAAAAACGTATAAAGCCTACGGGCATTAAGACTGTAGACCAGCTACGTGCGCTGGGCTTCCAACTTTAATCTTAGGAGAACCCTAGAATGAAAAAAATGTACACAAACCCCAGCCGCAAGCCGATGATGGGCGGTGGCTATGCAATGGCAAAGCCGCGTAAGAAAATGGAGTCCGGAGGTACCGCTGTCTCAGATGCAGACAAGAAGGCTATGGCTAACGCGGCGGCAAATGCGGATACACAATCTCGTGTAGCCACGGGTAAAGCTACCGCTAAAGACAAGGCGGCGATGGAGAAACAACGTCTTGAAGATCTCGGACGTATGTCAATCTCTGAACTACGTAAGATTGCGTCAGGACCAATGAGTGATGACGACGCTATGCTTGCCCGTATAGTGTTACGTGAAAAGGGTGACAAAGCGGCGATGCCTTCCGGTGATAAACAACCTACAAACTAAGAGGAATATTAAAATGCCATTAAAAGTAAAAGTAACCCCACCTAGAGAAGGTGGTGGACGAGTAATGTCGGCAACAGACGCATCAAAATCGAAGTCTACACCTCCAAAGACAGGGACAGATGCTCAGATACAACGTATGAACAACACCATTAAGTCGCTGATTGGTTCTGGCTTATCTAAGGGTGTGATTGGTAGTATGTACCGGAACGCTCTTGAAGGGGCTAAAGGTAACAATGTTTCTAATGCCGATAAGCAAGCCATGAAAAATGCTAAAAAAGACCCTAAAAGCTACAAAGGTAAAGCCTACGGTGGCAAGACCAAGATGATGGCTGGCGGAAAAGCAAGGAAGAAGTAAGGTGGGACAAAAATACTACGCAAAAGGTTCTACCAGTCGTCCTGCCGACTCTGCTGATGAGACCAGCGTTAGCCAAAAGGTAGACGACGTTATCTTCGGTAAAGTTGTTCCAACAGCGGCCGGAGTTGTGGCGGCAGGATATGCAGGTTACGCGGCTAAAAAGATCCGGGACTTTAGTAAGGGTATGCGGGAAGTATCTAAGACCAACTATCTTGGGGGTAAAAAGCCTAAGATTCTGAGACCAGATAACCTATAATAACAAAGACACACACCACCATTGGGCCCTTCGGGGCCCTTTTTTATGTGCGCTCTTCCTTGATCTTCTCTTGAAGGGTACGGAAGTAGTGCCTCACAATGTTACCAATCTTATGAGGATAAACGGGATCTCCGAGGTTTCGTAAGATACGTTCCATGTCAATTGTGTTAACACAGTCAAGATTAAATTCGATGTTTCCATCACGGTTTAGCTCTATGCTGAAGTTGAGTAGTTGTGCTTTTGGATCGGCCATAGTTCTTCTATCGGTAAGTTGTAACAATCAGATTTAAAAGTAAAGTTATTACTCTCGTCCCTGTCGCCCTTCTTGTGTCGTACCGATTTTGTGAAGTACTCATCTTTTGAAATCCTACCAAGAATCCACGCACGTTGCAAGTTATTTAACACTCGTACGAAAATATATTCGTCACAGTCTTGCTTAGTCCCGTGAGCGGCAATACTACATTCATAGAAGGGCTTGGGTGCCGACGTACATCTTTTCGTCTTCACGTCGATTCTGGTGCCTTGACTCGTATATAAGTCGTAATGGGGCGTTGGGGCGTGTTTATAGCCCAATAGATCCCTCACGAGGATCTCCCCGAGGAAACCGGCTGGACCGCCGGCACCCCGTGTGATACTACCTTGGAGCCCAGTCGAGCTCCCCTGTAGTCGTGCTTCTTTGATTTGTGCGTCAGTGGGCGTGATCTCGATCATACGGTTTCCTGAATCTCAGTTTGTTCCGTAGATCGTATATCATCTTGTGAGCGTCCGCAAGGACTTCCTTGTTTCCTAACATAGGATTTAACTCACACGCTTCAATTTGTAGCTTTAATCTATCCAGCATTTTTTGAACCCGTGCGTCTGTCATGCGGCTACCTCCACACGTTCCTCCCGTGCTTCCGGCCAACCCCACTCACCTACCATCCCATTCGCATTGTAGTCCGTCACAGTGCCCTCAAAGAAGTTTTTGTGACTCGCCCCATTAACAACCCAGTCGAGCCACTCTAAGGGGTTCTCCTTGACCTTCCAGTTGCCCTTCAGTCCGAGCATGATCAAGCGGCGGTCTGCTAGGTATCGAATGTATTGTTTAATTTCTTCAGCACTAACGCCTTCAATTCTTCCCATTTCAAACGCATTATCAATAACCTTGTCTTCGAGCGCGACACCAACTCGGAACATGTCGTAGATATCTTTTTTGAAATCGTCTGTAACAATTCTTGGATGTTCATCACAAAACTCCCTAAATAATTTAACCATACCTTCGCAGTGCATACTCTCGTCTCGTATGCTCCACTCCACAATCTCACACATGCCCCGCATCTTGCCAAACCGCTGATAGTTCAAGAGCATCGCAAAGGCACTGAAAAGAGCCATCCCTTCGTTCATCACGCTACGTGCAATCGATTTGGCAATCCCAGCATGGGACTGCATATCAATCTCGCCCATGAAGTCTACCTTATCCGCCATCGCTTTGTACTCACGGAACGCAGAGAACTCTGACTCCGGCAACCCGAGGGTGTCGTTGAGTAGGGCGTAGCTACGCTGGTGGACAAACTCACGGTTCGCAAACGATGTGAGCATCGCACGGATCTCATTGTTCTTGAGCTTCGGGATGTAGTACTCGAGGTAGTTCGTGCCAACCTGTACGTCAGACTGCGTGAACAGCTTTAGGATCTGAGTGATGTGGTGCTTCTCCTGTGCAGAGAGCTTGCCCCCTTGCCACTGTGCTACATCCTCTTGCAGTTTTGCCTCCCATTCTCCCCAGTGGACCTTCTCATGAGAAACTGCGTACTCCACAGCCCAAGGGTATTTAAATGGTTTGTAAACCTTTGACTCTTCTAATAAAGACATCGTAAGTCCTTGTTTTATTTGTTGGAAAAAAAGGCCCCTTTCGGGGCCACAAAACGCCGGGGATCAATCCGGCTAGGGGAGAAAACTTACATCCCAATATCTATGTTAAGACTTCCCCTCGAGGTCGTCAAGCTGTTTCAATTTAATTTCGAGTTGCAAGAGCTTCCAGTTAAGATCATCCGCTTTTTCAAATTTTCTCTTGACCGAAGCTTTCAG